CCCTCTCGGGCCAATTCTCTGGGGTCCCCGGACTGGTTCCGATCCTCCCTAACTCCTATGCTCCCCCGCAAAGGAGGTGGCCAGCCTGGTGCTTGCCCGATTATTCGGGTAGCAGCTCACCAGCACACCTTCCTGTGAGGCAGATCTCGCGTAGTAGAGGAGGGGTGGGTTCAATCGGAATTTGTCTTCCGTCCCCCCGGTCTATCGGGTGCTCGATCTTCTCCGTTGCGGGAGGAGCGTGGGTTAGTGACCCAAGTTGAGCATACGTCAGTTGCCTCCCGTTGCGGGGGGGCTTGAGGGTAATGACCTCTGCTGGCACTTTAGGTCTGGTGGATTGGTTGATGAAACAGTCACTTCTACCCAGAGGAAACCGGGTTAGCTACTTCCGGCTTCAGTCGGGACGCTTACCTAGGACTCTGTGTGGGAATTATTTCTCACTTCGGAGCGGCTACATTCCGGGGGGTTATAACCCTCCGAGTCTGTTGCCGGCTACTTGCCGTTAATTGACTCCGTCAACCATGACCAGCCTTCTGAAAAGGAGCAGGACCAAGCGTAATTCTCGCGAACTCGCCCGATCCCGCTGACATCTCATCAGACGGGTTATGAACTGAGCCAAAGGGGAGTTTATCCCCTCGGCGGGTCCCCTCCTGAGGTACTCACACATCCTTGACCAGATCACACATCTCATTGAGACTCGGGGGATTCCGGGTGCTATTCCTTGGATTAAATCCAGGAGGCAGCGTTATCTCCAGTATCTCTCTGCGAGTGTGGGATCGGAAAAGGAGCGCAAGCTTAGGAAGAAACTGAGAAAGAGTTGGGGGTATGCGGCTGCGGATACAGTCCTGCAAAAGAGGCCTCCGGTTATCCGGATGGTCCTCACAGCACTAACGTCCCTCCGCTCATACCATCTGCCTGTGAAGGTAGATCTATCTCCCATCACTAATCCGTCGATTTCGACAGACTTCGGCTCCTGGCTTCCATTTGTCCCCAAGTTTTGGGTTCATCTGAAAAGGCTAGGTGGCGTATCTCGTATTTCTCCACCCCGGTGAGGTGAGGATCATTTCTCCCTCAAGTCCGGGCCCCAAGGGGGCCCAGCGATCTTCAGTGCAATTGCTGACCTATTCTCCCTTCCTGGGAGTCTAGTTCAGAGCCTGAAGGTACTTGGGGGACAGGAGTTCGAGCGTAAGCTCGAGCGCCTTCTGGGGGCTCTTCCAACCCTCCTAGATGTCCAGCTGGAACTCCATAAGATCCGGCTAGGAAACATTAGGAAAGTGGTTGGGATCCCGGATATGGAGGGGAAGACGCGGGTGATCGCAATTCTGGACTATTGGTCTCAGAATGCGCTCTACCCCCTTCACTCCTTCCTTTTCCGGATTCTTCGGAAGATTCCTCAGGATATGACCTTCAACCAAGGTACCGCTGCAGACACTGTGAAGTCCTGGGGGAACGTTAAACTGTTCTCCATCGACCTCACTACTGCAACAGACCGGTTTCCAATCGATCTGATTGCTAGTGTTCTCCGTGGTAAGTTTCCAGAGTCCTACGTTCTTGCATGGGTTGATGTTATGGTTGGATATCCATTTCACACCCCTACTGGTGATCGGGTCTCCTACTCCGTAGGTAACCCTATGGGGGCCTATTCCTCCTGGGCCTCCTTTGCACTAGCACACCATTTCGTAATGTATTGGTGCTGCGAAGAACTCGGTCTCTCTTGGCGTCACTCCAAGTATGTCATTCTTGGGGACGACGTCCTTGTGGGACATGAGAGACTCGGTAAGCTTTACCATTCTAAGATTCTATCCCTCGGGATGGAGGTATCTCCCCTCAAGACCTTTGTGTCTTGGGATCTTTGCGAGTTCGCGAAGAGGTACATCTATAAACGAGAGGAGGTGACTCCTTTCCCCGTTTCTTCCGTGATTGAAAATCTCGGGGACGTTTCTCTTCTCGTCTCCGCAATTATGGGAGAATCCAAAAAGGGGTATTATCCTAGAAGTGGTGTCCCTGGCTGCGTTAGGAGTCTCGCCGATAGTTGCCTGCACGTTAAAGCCTCCATGCAAAGGAACATGGAGCTACGCGCTAACGACTGTGAGGCGGTTACTCTCTTCCTTCAGGACAAACTTGACCCTGGGCAATTTCTGCTCAGAGTGTCTCGTGAGTCCGAGGTGGAGCGTGTGGACGCTCTACTCTCTGACCCGGATCGGGTCATCAGGGAAGGGATTCGCCGTACTCTTCGGGATTCTCTTGGGCCTGATGGGAAGTACAAAATGGACGTTATGCTTAATGCAGAAATCCGTACTCTCCTTAAGGCAACGCAACTCACAGGCGTGGGAGCCGACTTTATCCTTGACCTACCACTCCTCCGGGTTTTCCGGAGGTTTGAGGAACCTCTCCCTGACCTTGAGACAGTCGGGGCGAAGGCCCTCTCGTCCCTGGACGAGGTCCAAAAGGAGTACCTTGGTGGATTCTTTGTGAACCCTCTCAAGGATCGCTCGTGAGGACTCGACCAAAGGACGAGGAAGGTTAAAGGGTGAAGCCGGTTTGCCCGAGCCTGCAGGGAAGCAGGTTCTGAGGTAGTCGAGGCATCATCAGGGGGAACCCTGATGTGACTTGACTTTAGTTTCCTTCCATCCCTCCCTCTCACCTATACAGGTCTTTACCTGTTCGAGGAGAAGGAGAGGGACCCAGTTAACTGGGTCGGAAATTACCTTAGCACCTTCCAATCCCCAGATCTCAGGATTCCTCGCGTCAACACGGGGGTGTTCCAAATCTCCGCCAGTGATTCTCACCGGTGGATTATGGATACCTCCGGGTCTGACTCGGAACCTGAGCCCACTCTACCACCAAGGTAACCGACATAACTCGGGTATCCTTCTAACGAGAGAACCGAAAGAACTCTCGAGTGGTTTAGTGGAATCTGGGGGGAGGTCGTCATCAACCGGGAATCACGGTAGCCCTTTGCAGGGGTATCCGCACCCGGAATTGGTGACTGCTTCCCGTGGGAGTCCCTTATGGAGGGGGACCCCTGTCTCCAGTTGTGGTAGCTAGCCACAAGCTGGAGGCCCTAGTCCTAAAACTCTTCACCCGTCTGCCGGCTCAACTCGAATGCGAGCTTGGGTCTTCCGAGGGAAAAGAAGAGGGGGTT